ATGAAAACAAAAGATAAAATGACACTAAGAGCAATCGATTGGGATAAGATAGCGTCATTTCTACGCGTTGGTGCAACACTTCAAGAGATATCTTTCTACTTCAACATATCAGTTCCCACACTGCAAAAGAGATGTAAAGAAGAATTGGGAATGAGTTTTGGCGATTTCAAAAACCAATGTTTTTCAGAAGGGAATATCGATTTAAGAAAAGTTCAGCACGAAATAGCGATAAAGGGAAATGTTCAAATGCTTATCTGGCTGGGTAAGAACAGATTGAACCAGACAGATAAGATTGAGAAAACAGAACTTGGCGATAGAAAAATTGAAATATCAGTTGCGGGGGAAAATGTTAATGTTGAGAATTTTGATAACAATTCTGTTGATAGTAATGACAAAGATTGAGTTGTTGCCTCATCAACTTGAAGCGTTAAGAAGCGAAAAAGAATTCACTGGTTTGATAACTGGATTTGGTGCGGGTAAAACTGAATGTGCGTGTCATATTGCAATTTATCAAATCATTAAACACAAACAACTTTCCAACAAGAACATCTTTCTGATAACAGAACCAACCAACAACATGCTCCACGACATATTGGAACCAAAGATGAAAGAGATTTTGAGAAAGTGGGATTTTGTTGAGAATGTAGATTACTCTTTTAATGCTACTTTTAAAGAATACAACATTTTTGGAATTGGAAAAATAAGATTGCGTTCAGGCGAGAACATGGATAGATTAGTTGGTGCTGAATACATTGGAGCAGTGATGGATGAGGTTGCAACGATTAGGGGATATGATGTGCAAAGGGAATTGATAGAAAGAGTTACACAAAGAGTCAGGGTATCAGGTTCTACGCAGCAGAAGTGGATAATGACAACACCAGAACCAAACACTTATGTGAAAACTTTCTTTATTGACTTGAATTCACCAAACAAAAAGTTGATAAGGGCGAAGAGTTCAGACAATCCTTATCTTCCAGAAACATATATTAACAGTTTAAAAGAAACTCACGATGATGAAATATTGAAAGCCTATCTTGAAGGGTATTTCACAAACTACAAGAACAATCTTGTTTACTATCAATTCAACAGAGAAAGAAATGTTGTTGGTGAAGAGTTCTTAATCAATCCTTATTTACAAAAGATTTTTGTATCTTTTGACTTTAATGTTTCCCCGATGACTTTTGTTGTTATTGTTCAACAAGATGATGCATATGTTGTTGTTGATGAATACTATCAGAACAACAGTAATACGAGAGAAGCGATTACTTTTTTTTTGTGAAAAGTATTTAAAAAATAAAAATAGATTGAATGTAGAAATATTTGGAGATCCATCAGGAAAAAGTTTGTCAACAAAAAGTTATTTATCTGATTATGACATTATTAAAGAAGTTGTTTCAAAATACACATATCTTTATAGGTTCAACATTTTGAAATCTCATCCATCAGTCAGAGATAGGATAAATGTTGTTAACAATCTTTTTTACAAACAGAAACTTTTAGTTAAAGATAATTGTAAGTTCTTAATCAGGGATTTGGAGAATGTTTGCTACGACAACAATATGGTTGACATTGACAAATCAAATCTTGAACTAACTCACTTATCAGATGCGCTTGGATACTTTGCATTTACTAAATCACCAATATTCAGCAGAATTGAAAGTTATGTGGGGGGATAATAATGAGATATACTTATTCAATTTATGATGTAACCAAATTCACAAAATCTTCTGGATATACAATCAATTGAAGAGAACAAAAGGATTATCAGGGCAAATGATGTGTATTCATTTTTGAACAACGATTACATTGAGATAATCAACATATTGAAAGAAAGATGAAAGAGAATAACAGAGTTGCTGTTCCAGAAGATTGGGAGTTAATGGGAATAAACATTGTCAACAAAATTCTTGCAAATATAGCGACTCTTTACAATGAACCACCAGAAATAGTTGTTAAGAATGCTGATGGGAAAGACAATAAAGAAGCAACTGATTTATATAACAAATTACTGAACGATTATGGATTGATGAAAGAGAGAAAAAGATTGAACAGACACTTGTTGGCTTTTAATACGATAATTGGAGAAATGAAATTCAGAAATAATAAAATTGATTATGAAATATATTCTCCACATATTTGCTATGTGGAAACAGAAGAAGATTATTTGGTTCCAAAATTAATTAAGATTGGCTACGATGGTTCAGTTGTTGAAGGATACAGAGAACAAATCATCTATAAAACATTTGAGAAGAACAGATGCTATTGGACTAACACAAAAGGTGAGATGGTAAGTGTGATTGACTTGGAACACGGGTTTGAGGATTACTTAATAATAACAAGATTAGAAAACCAAGGTGAATTCTGGGGCGAAGGATATTACGATGTTGTTGCAATCAATACTGAAATTAATCTTTTATTATCAACTCTTTTAACTCATTCATTATATCAAGGAGGTTCAATCTTGTTTGGTGTCAACATATCTGATAGTGCGAGCGTCAATCTTGGAGCAAACAAGATGTTGCATGTCAAAGCGAGTGGATTGGATGTCCCACCATCCTTGCAATATGTATCACCACAGAACAACACGGAAGCGATTGTTAGAGCGATAGATTATCTGATAAAAACTGCTTACAATTTGAAAGGACTTTCTGCTACGACATATACACTGGAAGCGACTGAACAAAGCGGTATTGCAAAGATGCTGGATAATGCTGAAATGTATGAGACAAGAATAAAACAAATTGATATTTTTAAGAATTTTGAAAATGAATTTTTCAGAAAATTCAAAAACTTCTACAATGCTTGTATTGATGCGGGATTGCTGGGTGGTAAAAGATTGAACGGTGAATATGTTGAGGTAGATTATATTGACCCCAATCCATATTACAATGAGAAAGAAGAGATTGAAATTTTGAAACAAAAGATTGATTTGGGAATTGCAAATCCTCTTGATTACATCAAAGAGAACAATAAAGACGCAAAATACACTGATGAAGAAGCAGAACAGATTTTGCAAAGAAACATTGAAATAAAGAATAGATTGAATGAAAAGTATGGAAACATTTTTGGAACAAGGATTTTTGAATGAAGAATGCTTTGATTAAAAATGTTGTTGCAATTGAAAAGATTGAAGAAGATGTGAAAGAAGAATTGAAGGTGTTGTTGTCTAATGAGAAGTTGTTGGATTTGTTGTTAACAAAAGGGAAGGATGCGTATAAAAAAGAATTGATTTTGCAATTGTCTTTGTTAGTGAAGAAGTATATTGAAAAAAGTGAAAACATTGCGAAGAAATTTGTAAATGAGGTAAAGAAATGAGAAGTTTTGTTATTGACTTCACTGAACTGGCTGAAAGAATAGCAAAAATAATAATTGAAAATATGAAGGCTGGAATAATAAAACAGATTGGTGTCAACGATAACATCTTTTTACCATTGAAAGAGACAACAATTAAACAAAAGAGAAGGAAAAAATATAAAGCACCAACGAAAAGAATGATTGCGAGTGGAAAGTTTCTGGAAAATGCTTATGGACATAAAGTAAAAGATAATGGAAGAATTGTGGAAGTGTTCTTAAAAAATGAAAGACATCCTGAAAGTAATGCTACTTATAGAGAGATAGGAAACTATAACAATGATGAACGCTCTTATCACTGGGGGATATCAAAAGAAACTTGGAACAAGTTGCAAACCGCTTTCATATTTTACATCAATGATAAAGTTGATAAAGTATTTGATGATTTGGAGAAAGAATGGCAAAAGTAAATAAGATAATCATTGAAACATTTTTGAAAAACATTGATTTAGAGATAGATAAGAATGTGATAACAATTGAACAATACATAACACGACTTGCACAACAAGGAATGGATATAAAGAAGATTAAAGAACAATTGTTTAAAGATTTTGCGGAAGGTGGTCAATTGTTTGGACAATTGAAGAATTCAATACAACAACAAGTTCTTTACACTATCAATAATACCAATACATTTGTTAAGATTGAACAACTTTCTGATAGATACTACGAGCAGGATTACACTTGGATTGCAGTTGTTGATAAAAAGACTTGTCCAGATTGTGCTCCCAGACATTTGATGGTGAAGAGTTTAAAAGAATGGGAAGACCTTGGATTACCAGGAACAGGTTGGAGTTATTGCAGGGAGTTTTGCAGATGTTCAATTGTTCCAACACAGGCTTTGACAAAAGAAGATTTGAGCAGAATGACTAAACCAATAGACAGGAAAGAAATTGATGATTTTAAAAAGAATGTAGAAATAGGAAAAGAGAAGTGGGATGATGTTTTATAATAACCGCGCACACGGCGTTATAGTGTGAGGAGGATGTTATGGACGAAATAAAAGAACAAGCACAAGAACAGACGACCACTGATAAGGTCGAAACTCAAACTCGTGAAGGAAATGTTGTTCCTTCCTGGAGATTAAAAGAAGAGGCAGACAGAAGAAGACAGGCAGAAGAGAAGTTGCAACAACTGGAAAGTAAATTGAAAGAGTTTGAGCAAAAAAATTAGAAGAAGAAAAGAAGTATGAGGAACTTTACAAGCAGTTGAAACAGGAACACGACACAGTCAGTTCCAAGTGGAAAAGAGTTGAAGAGTATTCAAGTAAAAGAATTGAAGAGATGCTTTCAGATTTAAATGAAGATGAAAGAAAAGAACTTTTTGAATTTGTCCCAGACAACATTGATGCTTTTGAGAAGGTTCACAAAATTGAAAAACTAAAATCAAAACTCTTCAACAAAAATAATAGTTCCTCTGTAAATGTTGACAATGCAAGAGGAGGAAAAGGGATAACAGAAGATGATATTAAAAATTGGTTCAACATTTTAAATGATGTTAAGGCAAGTTATGATGAAAAGAAAAAAGCGTATGATAATTTAAAATTGTTAAAAAAGATTTAAAAATGGAGGGAAAAAATGACGAATGAATTCACAACTACGACTGGAAACGATTTGTTAGCAACAATAATAGCAGAAGCGCAGTTGAGATTAGCACAAACTGGTGTCTACGAGCCATTGTTTTATAGACAAGATGTTCCAAGAGGTGGTTCATCTGTTACTATACCAATCTTCTCAGCGCCAGGAACAGCGTCTGACAAAACAGAAGGAACAAACCATACAACAAACATTGCATTAACAACAGATGGATGTGTAATAACGCCAGCAGTCAACATTGCGATGATAACTGGTTATGATGAAATCTTAAAAACAACAAAAGAGAATATCGCATCCGTGATAGGGAGACAACTTGCTGATGCATTGTTAAAGAAGAGAAGTGCAGAATTCAGGGCCCTAATATCAGGTTTCTCTCAGACAGTTGGAGCAGCTGGAACAGCATTATCAATAACAGCAATTGAACAAGCGTTGAACTATCTTTTAGCAGCACAAGCACCTTATCCATATGTAATGATAGTCGGTCCCGAACTTGCTTATGGTGCAAAAGGTTTATCACAAAAGATATTTGGAACATCTGGATTTGTTAATGTAGCAAACAACACAATCCCGAATCAGTATCTTGAAAATGGAATAATTGCAAAAGTATTTGGATTTGATGTGTATATTGATGTCGGTATTGCGAAAGATGTAAATGATGATATGCCAGCGCTGTTCGCTTCAAGAACTGCAATAGCTTGGGGATTACACGAAGGTGTTCCAATGACTGTTGAGATAGACAGGGATAGTTCCAACCTTGAAACTCAATATGTTGCATACGAAATGTTTGGTTGTGCTGAAATGATTGATACACACGGTGTTTACGGATTGTTCGATGTATCTTAA